CTCTGCCGCGGCCCAAGAGAAAGCTTGGTTATACTTCTCGGGGCCATAATGCCATGCCTCAATAAGGACTGACCGGAGACAAGAGATAGCTGTCTCGGGGTCGTAATTATTCTCTGACCATTTGATGATGTCTGTGATGGAGGGTTCAGAGAGAGGGGCCATGATGCCACGGGGGGAGGGGACGAAATGTCTCTTGAGGAAGACTAAGTTGACTGGGTCGATCGTCCTTGAGTTCGTCTTGTCCGGGTCCGTATACACCATATCGAGCCAGGTCCTACACCAGTCAGCAATGTGAGTCATGTCGTACTTGAAAAGGTCTTTGGGCACAGACGACAATGAGTCATCACCGACAAAGGATAGGAATAGGTCGAGTAGGCGTTCTTTAGGATAGATGGCGAGAAAGGCCTTGGTGTGGACCCACCAATTCACGAAGCAGTTGTAAATTGCTGTGATAAGTGAGCCGCTGGACGTCCCCCAAGGTCGGAGGAAAACCAAGCGGCCGCAGATGTGCCAAGCAAGAAAAATGCCGAGAATGATTCTCTCCGTCACGTCAGGTTCAGGGTGAACTGATCTGACGGTACGGATAAAATCGTCTCGGCACTCATTCTTGTTGGAATAATCGTAAAACTTGAAATCACCTGCATTGATGAGTCGGTTGTTTTCAGCACCTCGATGGCGCTGATAGAGCTCCCCCCACTGTCGGGAGTGGGGGTTGATGGCAAGAGCCACCGGGGCGCCTGTCGGATCCGACATAGCTTCCTCGATGAACGTTGCAAGGTACATGCGTTGGATGATGAGAGAATCTAGGTCTCCGGGGTCAATCAGTCGGGTCGTGCCCGTCTCCGCCTTTTCAGGGGAGACGAGTTCATCCTTAAGAAAGGCCTCGAAGACCATCGGAAGGATATTTCCCTCCCGTATGAGCTTGAGTTTGTTCTCAACGTTCCTGATGAGGAGTGGGTGGATAGCCACCAACTCCCCATCAACAACAGGTCCGAACAGCTGGTTTCGTGTGAGATGTAGTTTCTTATAAAAATAACCAACTGATGCGTGACGGTCCATAGGGGCCAAGTAGCCGGGAATACCGGCGATGGCTTCTTGGATAGTGAGAACTTTGATTTGTGAAGGACGGAAGGTCTTAGGAAGGAATCCTGAGAGGTCTTCAAGCTGTCCGGGACCAGGCAGGCGTTTTTGGACGCCCAACTTGTTCCGGAAAACATTCTGGACGGGGTTTGTGACAACCCCATCCCGAGTGAAAGGCTTGAGAACCGCTGGGACTCTAGGAGAATCTTGGAAGGGGAATGTAGATGCATCGAATTCTGACCGGCGAAGTTTTGTTTCGTCGGGCAAAAAGGAGGCGAGGGAGTGAGGAAGAAGGCCGAGGATGTCAACCCCCCCTTGAAGGCTGGTTTCGGTGAGGTTAACAGCCATCGGGGGGAGGATTTCTGGAAGTGGCTTGAGGAAGTCAAGGTCTTCTTGGAAGATGAGAGTGCCGTGTGAACGGCGTTCAGAGGGAGAACCGGCCATGTGAATGGCGAAGATCTTTCCGGTAATAGATGAGACGTACGGAGTTCCGCACATCCCTTTTTCGTTGGGGATACCGTAAAAAACCATGTCGGTCTGGATGGCTCCGTACTCCTCGTTGTGGACGGTCAAGTGAGTGGTATTTTCATACGCACTGGTGACGACGGCCTCAATCGAGGTACGGAGAGGATGGGGGACAAGGTGTTCGACTGCACCGAAGGTTGGTGGACCTTCGGCTAGAGTGGCGAAATGTCCAAGGAGGGAACGGTGTTGTCGCACATGGGGCACGTTGATCACCGACACGTCTCCAGCTAACGACTTAAAGAATGTTACTTCAGAAAGTCGGAAGGTGAAGGACGCGCCGGTAATGATCGTGATGCATATGTTTTCCTTCGGGGACGAATCCCCGAAGACGACGTGATTAGGGATGAGGAGGTAAGTACCTCCAAGGAAGAGGGCCCAACTACAGGAAGTGGATGGGACAGATAGGATGTCAGTCGGGGGCGTTGATGGATCAACGTCGCGGACTTCGATGAGGGCAGAGTTTTCTCTGACGAGTTGTCGTACGGCTGAGGTATTACCCTGGGCCGAAGTGAACCAATCAGAGATCTGTGCCCCTCGAGTGGAAGGTTGGGACGTAGCGCGAGTGAACTCGCGGCCTCTAACCCGAGAGCCGGGCCTGGTCTTGCCAGGTGCACGGCTGTCGTAGTTGAAGCTTTGAGTCTCGTACATTTTCG